AGTACGGTGAGATGGTGGAGAAGCATGACTACTACCAGAACCTAGGCGATGCACCAATGGCAGAGAAGATTGCCACGATCAGCGCCTTTGGTGAGGGGATGCAACTGTTCTCTAGCTTTGTTATGTTGCTCAACTTCGCCCGTCACGGCAAGCTTAAGGGACTAGGTCAGATCATTGCTTGGTCCATCGTGGATGAGACGCAACACGCTGAGGGCATGATCAAGGTGTACCGTGATTGGGTTAAACAGAACCCAGAAGAAAGCAGCAGTGACCGCATCAAAGAGATTGCTCAAGAGATGGTGGCGCTGGAAGACAAGTTCATTGACCTCGCCTTTGGTATGTACGAGGTTGAAGGACTGACAGCAGAGGAAGTAAAAGAATACATCCGCTACATTGCTGACCGTCGCTTGATCAGCATGGGCATGAAGGGTGTGTTCAAGATTAAGAAGAACCCTATGCCTTGGGTTGATGGAATGCTTGGTGTTAGTCACACAAACTTCTTTGAGCAGCGTGTCACAGATTATTCTAAAGGTGCCACCAAAGGTACATGGGATGATGTATGGGGTAAAGCAGCTTAATGTGTTACAATATTTCTTTTTGAAAGCCTTTTATGATACGGTTTGCACTAAGGCAAGGTATTGGATTTGACATTGAATACAATGACGAGATCTGTTATATTGCTGTAGGAGAAGACGGTCGTGAAATGATGTTGGGATTTAATGGTATGATCATTAAACTCCCTTTCATTCAGATTGATTGGGGTGACATGTTTGAATTGGAGATTAATCAGAAATGAACGATAACAAACCAAGAGTTTCGTACCAGTTTAAGGAAGGACACTATGCCTTCTTTAGAGGTAAAATGAATAACCTACATCACCCCGAATCACATCGGGGCAAAGAATGGCAGCGGGGTTTTGACAGAGCCTATTTTGAAAACTTAGATAGAATAACTAATCTAAAAACAAAGTTAGGCTCTACTGATGCAAGAGATTAAAGTGACTGACGAAATGCTCTTATCTGCAAGAGATAAGGCAGCAGAGATGGGACGCCTTCACAATAGCATCACTAGAGGGGCCGGTAATTTAGCTGGTTTTATTGGTGAGGAGATTGCTAAGGTTGTCCTTGGTGGTACGTTATCCAACACTTATAACTATGATTTAATTCTAGATAATGGGAAAACAGTTGATGTCAAAACAAAACAAACAAGTGTCGCCCCATTAGAAACATATGATTGTTCAATCGCTGCTTTCAATACAAAGCAAGACTGTGACTATTATTGTTTTGTAAGAGTTAAAAATGACTTCACTGTTGGTTGGTATCTTGGTGTATACGAGAAGCAAAAGTATTTGGAAGAAGCCTCGTTTATGAAGAAAGGATATCTAGATCCTTCCAATGGTTATGTTGTTAAAAGTGATTGCTACAATCTCAAGATCAATCAACTGAAAAATAAACCATAGGGCATTCGTATAACGGATAATACACGGGTCTTCTACACCTGTAATGTGGGTTCGATTCCTGCATGCCCTACCAAAAAAGAAGCCAGCTTAGTTGCTGGCTTTTCTTTATCTTCTACTAGCTAGTCCACCTTTAGCCATTTGCGTGTCTGCTAATGTAGGGAGATAACTATCCACCTCTTTATAATCATTAGCTTCCTCTAGCGTAATGCCCCCATGATCTCTAGCATACCTTTCATTGATAATGGCACGGTCATTAAGAGGTAGTCTATTGAAACGCATTTTATAAATACGCTTTATGTCTGTTGCTTGGAATTTAGCATCATTAATCTCTCTCGCTATTGCTGTTTGTTCTTTAATAATATCTGCGACAGTCTTTCTCTTCTCATTCATAGTTTTCTTTTTATATGAATCAGTATTAATAACTCCCTTCAAACGGGGAAGAACAAGCTTATTGGCTTCAACAATAAACCCTCTATCATAGACCCTATCACCAGAGCTACCGCCATACACTCTGTAAGGCTCTAAGCCAAGAGCCGTTACTTCTCTTTCAATAGGAGAAGGAGTTGTCTGAGTACGGAAGCCTATCAATCTGTTAAAGAATTGTCCCTCTCTGACAATAGGACCTTCACGAAGGCGAGGCACCGCTTCTGGTAAGCTTTCTTTACCGGGTATACCAGTACCTAAGAAGCTCTCACCGGGTAACTTTGACGCAATTCTCTTTACTGTTGCTTCTGCGATATTAGCTGGAATACTTCCTTTATCTTCTACGACATTAGGGTCACGGGCAATAGATCCTCCCTTTGACATTAAGTCATATAAGTCGTAGAAGTTCTTAACAACAAAAGGCTGCGTGAATCTGCCTACAAAGTCTCCGATGACTTGTCCTATTTGCGTTCCAATAGAGTCAGCAGCTTTCTCAGAAGAGAAGCTTTCTATTATCTTATCCATAAATGAATTCTGAGTACCAGCAGGCATTTTCATACCTACCACAGCCTGAAACGCTTCAGCGGTTTTTACAGGGCGACCTAATTTAATCTTGGCTAATACATCACCCACCGCCATGTAGGGAGCAAGAGGAAACACTGGACGAATATCTGTTGCGTCTCCTTCAGTACCCATACCAACCGGTAACATATTCCAAGGAGTGTCTTGGTTATTTAGACGATACTCATAAGCAGCAAACAAAGCAGCACTTCCTATAAGCGCCTGTGTTGCTTTCAAATTCCCCTGCCGTAGGAGCATCATTGCTTTGTCTATTTCTCCTGCCTCACTAGCTATATGAGCTTTAACAAAATCATCCTTTGCTCCCATAAAACCTAAAGGACTATAACGATATTGAAAAGCCATAGCGTTAGCCATGAAACGAGGAAATGTAATTACTAAAGAAGATCCGGGAATCATTTCAACGAATTTAATACCAGCACTTGCTACACTTTCACTCACTGCCTCAACGCCGCCTGCTTTAGTTCCTTTAGGCATGTAACTGAAAGATGTCTTTAAAGCATCATCCATAGCACGGGCTAATATAGGACCGGGGACAAGTTTATTTTTATCTAAAATATCTCT